AGTGACATTGCCTGCTGTGACTGTGCCTGTGGTTGATATTGTGTTTGAACCAAATGCAGCCAAGAATGTAGCAACGTTTGAATCTGCATAGCTGGCTGGTAACCCAGTTAGTTGACTACCATTACCAATTAGATAGTTTGCTGTTACGTTACCAGCAACACTCATTCCTGTTGAGGCAAAAGTATAAACGTTAGTTACACCACCAATGTTACCAACCACGTTGCCGTTGGCCACAGGAATGTTAAATTCTGTTGTGCCGTTTGAAAGTTTACTTGCTGATCCAACGTTTGAGCTGGCAGTAACGCCAGTCAATCCAGCACCGTTACCAATAAAGATACCGTTAACAACTTGTATGTTGCCGTTGGCAAGTAGTGCGCCAATGTTGCCTGAGTAGGTTGGCAAATATGCCTGAACATTGGCGTTTGAATATGTTGCTGGCAAGCCAGTCAGTTGCGAACCATTACCAAACACATATCCAGCAGTAATGTTACCAGTGGTTGATATTGGGTTGGTGCCTAGTGCAGCCAAATTAGCCACAACATTGGCGTTGCCGTATGTTGCAGGCAGGCCAGTCAACTGACTACCGTTGCCTAAAACATAAGTGCCCTGAACGTTGCCGGTAGTAATAATGTTGCTGGTGTCTGTGCCACTGGCAAGATAAGATGCCACATTGGCGTTGCCATAACTTGTGAGCGTGCCACCGCCGCTGATTACAGTTTGTTGACCACTTTCGTTGGTCATTATAACAGCAGTTGAGTTGGCACTGATTGTGGCGTTGCCTAGAAAAATAGTGCTGTTAGAAAGATAAAGATCGTTGAACTGTGCTGTTGGGCTACCAAGGCTGTAGGTTACGTTGGCAGCAGGAAGAATATTGGCTTTGACTGTGACTGTGTTGGTTCCAACCACAACCACATTACTGGTGCCAGCAATACCAACAGTGACATTGCCGCCTGAACTTACAACAGCAACGTTAGATGTTCCACTTTCAATAGCAGTGGAATTGCCAGTGGCAAGCCCAGTTAACTGTGAACCGTTACCGATAAAATACGTACCGTAAATATTGCCACTAGCAACAATGTTATTGGCAGCAGTGATACTGCCTACACCCAAAATATCATTGTTGGTCAACAGCAAATTATCGCCACTGGCCAGCTCTTGAATCTGTGCGCTACCTGTGTTTACTACTAACGGAATCTTGTTTGCCATTATCTTAATCCAATTTTATTATTTATGTGGTATACACGACCACGTTGCCGGTGCGAGTTAAAACATTAAAACTGTTGTTACTGGCCAATGGCACAGACACTGGAGTGGTTCTAGTTCCCACAGTCAATGTTCTGGTAAAAACAGTATTACCAATGTAGATATTGCTAGTAGCTCTGATATTGCCACCAGTAACGTTGCCCGAAGCACTGACCAAACCAGTGCTGAGAATATTTGCAGCTTGTAAATTACCGCTGAGAGTAAGACCGTTGTTGTAAAACACGGCCACATTGCCAGTTCCGCCAATGCCAATTGTGACATTGCCACCTGAGCTGCGAACAGCCACATTTGACGTGCCGTTTGCAATGGCAGTTCCGTTGCCAGACCCACCAGCAATACCTGTAAGTAAGCTGCCATTGCCCACAAAATACGAAGCATAAACTGTGTCAACTCGTTTGGTTGGAGATCCTATGTCATACACAGAATCAATTGAAGGCATGATGGAACTATTGGCCTGGATGTTTCCGATACCATTAGCGGCTAGCACCAAATTGGAATTAAGACCGTTGACAGAAATTACATTGTTGGCAATAACAACATTGCTACCAACAGGACCTGCGGCATAAATTTCTGTAAAATTATCATTTACAGCAGTAAATGCGTCACGCAATGGCTCGCCCGTGCCATCATTGGCTGCGGCGCCGGTGTCAATTATTTGTTGTGCCATAGGTTTACAGGATCCTCTGGTGTATTTACCATAAGACCCAGTTTACCGTTTTAGGCAACTTTGGTGAAAGTAAGGTAAGAACCTGTTTTAGCGGTCATTGTACCGGTGGAATTTTGCAATCTCATGGTCACTGCGGTGTTTACAGTGTTGAAGAAAGTGCCCGATATTCTCAATGTTCTAGCAGTTGTGCCGGTACTGGCATAGGTAGTTGCCACGTCATCACTTGTGGTTTTTGTGGCTGTAGCAAATGCAGATGTGGCAGTTGTTTGCGTTTCTGTAGTAAAATTACAGGTGCCTGATGAAAAATTAACGCTTGGAGAAATGGTCATTGACCCATCTGGGACCAATGTGATATAGCTTTCAAAGTAATATCGATTGTTAGCAGCAGCCGTAAATGTCAGCGTTCCAATGTTTGCTGGAGTAGCCGACGAAATAGGAGCGTCACTAGATTGAACAACAAAGTTTGGAACACCGATACCTGTACCAGTCAACAGCGTACTAACACTGAGATTGGCGCTGGACACATTTGCTGTGATCACTGCATTTCCAGCATTAACGTTGGCTGTCAAACTGGCAGTAGTACCAATAAACACGTTGCCGCTGGTAATGTTGCCAGTTGCTGTAATAATGCCCTGGCTGACTACGTTACCGCCTGTGACGTTACCAGTTGTGCTGACTCCAAGTACACCTGCGGTGATTCCGTTTCCACCGCTTAAGTTGCCACCAGTGATATTGCCAATGGCTGATATCAAACCATTTGTGATCACATTACCGCCAGTGATATTGCCTGTAGCTGTTATTAGCCCAGCTGTACTTAAATTGCCACCATCTACGTTACCAACTATGGTCATAGTACTTGACCCGTACATGGTACCACTAACTGCAAAAGTATGCAAAGGCGCAGTATTTGCCACGCCCACGTTACCAGATGATCCAATGATAGCAATACGAGTGGCTGCTGTGGTATTGGCTGTTTGAATTAAAATATTAGCATTGCCAAGAGAGTCAGAGTACACAGCTCTAATGGCAGCAGTAACTCTAGCTCCTGGTGCCGCATCAGACGTAAACCATTCAATTGCTCCAATGTTAGCACCAACTGTGGTAATGGCAGTATTGGCATCAGAAAAACGCAGTATTCTATCTGTGGTTGCACCCGAAGTATAACTTAAAATAATATTGCTTGATGCAATCATATTTCCGCCAGTGACGTTGCCAGTAGCACTCACTTGGCCAGCTGTGCGCAAGTTGCCGCCTGTAACGTTACCAGTCACAGACTCAGTTCCTGTAATAGCCACACCAGTGGTTGACCAAACTGCCACATTGGATACACCACCCACTGAAATTACTGCATTGCCACTGGCAGTAGGGATTGCAATACTGGTGGTTCCGTTGAAAATATTATCGCCTGAAATGTTACCTGTAAGTGCGGCATTGCCAGTCACTGAAAGGTTACCGTTGATCACAACCGTGGCTGCATTGGCTGTCAAGCCTTCAAAAGTTACTGTGTCGGTATTTCCTACGGATTGGAATACCAAATTGCCTGCGACACGATTGTAGGTAGTCATTTAAAGATCCTTTGTGTTATTTATGCGGTTTTGAAAGTCTTCCATTTGCATGACCGCTAGATTTTTTATGCCCCGTAATTCAGCAACTGCCGCTGTGGTTTTGCCCATAACACGAAAAAACGACACATCTGAAAAATCTTTGCACACTCTTTGCAGTTGTCTGACCCAATTTCCAGTATAAGTGGGGCGAGCTGAGCTTTTTTTGTAAAATTCAGTGTCAGCATACACATTGTTAAATCTGTCTCCAGCAACTGGGCCCATATCAAACCCAATGAGATACACCGCACGATTTTGATCTATAGCCGCAAGAGCCACTGCAATGGGTCCTGAACTGAATCCAAAATAATCATCTGGGACTCTATGTGCTCCTAGTCCTGGTATGGGTTTTCGAGTGTACATTCTGTGTTCACTGGCATACCCACTGTGTTGAATGGATTCGCTGATGGGTTTGTCTGTGCTGACCAAAACCGTGGGTGCAAATTCTCGATACAATGCATTGCATCCATAGATTGGACCAAGCTCTTTGAGAGTTTGCAAATTCAATTCTAACCGACTAACGCCGTTGCCTAATACAAAACCAAAACTCATAAAAAATCCTCCTAGTAGTTATCTAGGAGGATCCAGGGGTTAAATCAATTAAGAAGTAACGTTGTCAACAATAGCCAAGTCAAGCAGATTTTGTTGTCCACTTTGTACTGTGCCTGTGTTTGCTGCACCAGTGGTACCTGATTTGATTACTGTGCCTTCGTCAGTGAAGAAGTTGGTTGCATAACGCTTGTCAGCTACAACGCTGGCAGCGGCATAGTTTGAGCCGCCTGTCCAATCCAACAAGAACTTGTTGGTAAGTTTGGAGATTGTGGTAGCAGTAGAATCAGTATTGGTAAATGTAATAGCCATCAAGCCAGCAGCCGGAGTGGTATCATCGTCTAACACACAAACGCCTACAGAATATGCCACGCCGTTGCCGCCGCCGTTGGCACCTGTTGCTGTGAAAATTCCACCTACTGCAATGTCAGCTTCTGCGCCAATTAATTGCCAGTTAGTGGTTCCCAATGTAACAACTTGGTATGCTTGTCCAACAACAAAACTGCCATCGTTGACACCAGTGGCATCACCAACCAGATATTTGTGTGAACCTTTTTGACGGATAATATATCCTGTGGCAACACCAATGCCAGATCCACTTGGATTAGCAATGTTAACAATTACATCAATTCTGGGATTGGTAGTTGTTGGTGTGTCAGTTGGGGCTGCACCACCAACCACGCCAAGATATTCAGTAGCACTGAGTGTATCGCCTGAGTTGGTCACAGGAGCAGTTAATGATCCAAAATTTGGAAAGCCAATATCCACGCCAACGCTTGCACCGCCGTTGCCTGAACCAGTAGATATTTTTTGTATTTTAAGAGGACGTCCCATTGTTTTCTCCTTACAGAAGTCCGATGTGGGTTCTAGCCACTACGCGGGGGTTGCCGCATAACACGCCGAATTGCGTTGACAAGTATTTATGGAAATGTTAGAATGTAGTCATCTAGCCATTAAATAGTACCATGGAAACTGATTTTTTAATTTCACAAGGCAACCAGCATCGAGCTGATCGACAATACGGCGAAGCATTACAATGCTATGCATTGGCATTTGCCAAAGACATGGATTCTGCTGCGGCATTCAACAACTACGGCAATGTCATGCGAGAAATTGGCCATCCTCAGCGAGCCATTCCGTTCTTGCAACATGCAATTCTTCTTGATCCAAATAATGTAACTGCTAGGTTCAATTTGGCGGTGGCACTGTTGTTGATGGGCGATTACACCAATGGATGGCCAGCTTATGAATCAAGATGGCAATACGAACATCTTGCCGGAACTGAACCCAAACACCAACAGCCTCGCTGGCGTGGCGAAGATCTCAAAGACAAAACTATTCTTGTAGTAGGCGAACAAGGCCACGGAGACAACATTCAGTTTTGCAGATTCTTGTACAACTTGCATGTGGCTGGAGCATAAATCAAGCTTCAGGTTACTGACGGATTGATTCC